AGTTATACTTGCAAGGAGAACTAAAAATGGCATTAACATCACCAGGCGTAGAAGTCACAGTAATAAATGAGAGTTTCTATGTACCATCAGACGCAGGCACAACACCATTATTGATTGTGGCCTCAGCACAGGACAAATTAAACGGAGCCGGCACAGCAATTGCACCGGGCACAAAAACATCCAACGCAAACCAAGTATATCTTATATCTTCTCAGAGAGAACTTACAGAAACATTTGGAGATCCAAAATTTTACACAGACGCTGCCAACAATTCATTAAATGGCTACGAACTTAACGAGTACGGATTGCAAGCCGCTTACTCATTCCTGGGAATAGCTAACAGAGCTTTCATATTACGAGCAAATATCAACCTTTCGCAATTGGTGGGCACCACGACTGCTCCAACATCTGCGCCAAGCAATGGCAGCTATTGGTTTGACATATCAGCCACAGTGCCAGGCATATTTGAGTGGTCATCTACCGACCAAGCATTCTCGACCATCAGTCCTATCTACATCACAACGACCACGGATCTAGTTGGTTCTGTGACCTCAGGGGCACCAAAGACTTCAATAGGATCACAAGGACAGTATGCTGTCAACGTGACCAACAACTCAAACAAGATCTACTACAAGAACGCATCCAACGCATGGGTGCAAGTGGGTTCGGCCGCATGGGCAGGAGCACCTAACAAGCTGCTTCAGACATCACCACACTCTGAGAGACCAGAATGGAAGACCGCGGAAAACAATGCGCCAACAGGTTCAGTTTGGTTCAAGACGTCAACTCCCAACGCAGGGGCTGACATCATAGTAAAAAAATACAACAGCGCCACAGCCGCATGGTCAGTGGTTGACGCTCCTATGTACGCAAACAATCACACAGCTGTCTACAACATAGATCCAGTCAATGGCGGAACGGGCATATCAGCAGGAACATTGTACACACAGTTCAATGCCACTGAGCAGTCATTCACCAATGATGCCACTCCACGCTTGCTTGACTACACAATATTCAAATATGAAGGTGGCGTAACATCGATCACTTCTAAAAACTTAACACCAACATTCACAAGTTCGCATGCAATTAAAATACAGGAATCAGTCAAAGGTTCAGCCGCATTGGCTGCAGCCAAGACAGTGACACTGGGCGGCACAGATGCTGACGCTTTCGTGGCAGCTGTCAGCGCAGCAGGATTTGTAAATATCTCAGCAACTAAACTTTCCACAGGTGCCATCAAGATGACACACGCACTGGGCGGTGAGTTCAGAATGTACAACGTTTCCTCAGGCACTGCATTGGCCAACGCAGGATTTGGAACATCCAACGCACACGACTACGGTTCATACGAGTCCAACTCCGCGACCAAAGTGGACAACCTATATGTGACTCCGTTGGGACAACAAGAAGATTCAACAAACGCAGCAGTGGTCATGGCCAGCAACTTCAAGAGATTGAGCTATACTGCCTCTGCCAACGCACCTGCCAACGAGCCAACCAATGGAACGTTGTGGTACAACACTGGCCTAGAAGCCGACATCATGGTGCACAATGGCACCACATGGAAGGGATACCTACAGGTTTACGCTTCCACAGATCCCAATGGTCCTCAACTGACCGCTACCAAGCCAACCACACAGTCGGACGGCACGGCACTGGTGGCCAATGACCTATGGATCGACACATCAGATTTAGAAAATTATCCAAAAATATACAGATATGACACGTCACTGGCTGATGGAGCCAACTTCGTGTTGTTAGACAATTCAGACCAGACCACGGAAGCGGGAATAGTTTTCGCTGACGCTAGATGGCAGAATGACACAGACAAGGACGACACACTTGGGTCTGCTGGCGCAGGAACGGCCAGCACTATCGTGAGCCTGTTAAGTGATGATTTCATTGATCCAGACGCTCCGAATCCAACTCTATATCCAAAATCCATCCTGTTGTTCAACACCAGGAGATCAGGCAACAACGTCAAAGAATACAGGAACGCCTACGTGACCACAACTGCCTATCCGGGCAGTGGAGCATCAGGCAAGGGCAACATAAGATATGGCAACGAGTCAGTATCTGCTTACTTCCCAGACAGATGGGTGACCAAGAATGCCAACAATGCAAATGGCTCTGGAACTTTTGGCAGGAAAGCTGTGAGAAAAGTCATAGTACAGCAATTAAAATCCGAGATCGACACGAACCAAGCTGTGAGAGAAGACCAAAGGGGATTCAACATCATAGCATGTCCTGGATATCCTGAGGCCATAGCAAACTTATGTAATCTAAACACAGACAAAAACAACACCGCTTTTGTTATCGGAGACACTCCGATGAGATTGGCCGGAACTTCAACAACGTTGACCAACTGGGCAAACAACAATGCTGCTGCAGCGGACAACGGCGACGAGGGATTGGTCACTGCAAACGATTACTTGGGAGTGTTTTATCCATCGGGCAGGACCACAGACAATTCAGGCAAGGTGATAGTGGTACCACCAAGCCACATGATGCTGAGAGTATTGGCCAACAATGACAACGTGTCATTCCCATGGTTCGCTCCGGCGGGCACTCGAAGAGGTATCGTTGACAACGCCACTTCAGTGGGCTACATAGACAGCGCCACAGGCGAGTTCCAACAAATTGCACTTACGGAATCAGTAAGAGACAGCATGCACACTGTGAAGATAAATCCAATCACATTCTTCTCAGGCACAGGCATATTGAACTTTGGTAACTTAACAAAAACCAGCTCAAGTTCAGCGCTGGACAGGATCAATGTTTCAAGATTGACTGTGTATCTAAGAACACAATTAGATAAGATAGCCAAACCATACATATTTGAGCCCAATGATTCATTGACTAGAAATGAGATCAAGGCAAGTATAGAATCATTCCTATTAGAGCTAGTGGGACAGAGAGCATTGTATGACTTCCTAGTGGTGTGCGATGAGACCAACAACACCGCAACAAGGATCGACAGGAATGAACTGTATGTGGACATAGCTATCGAGCCTGTGAAATCGGTCGAATTCATCTACATACCGTTAAGGATCAAAAACACTGGAGAAATAGATAAATTGGGGAGATAACACCCGGTAAATAAAAAGGAACAAAAATATGGCTATATCAACATTAAGTAAATTTACAGTACCACTAGCAAACGACCAGAGTGCGACCACTCAAGGTCTATTGATGCCAAAACTCCAGTATCGTTTTAGGGTAGTGCTTGAAAACTTTGGTGTTTCAACTCCAAGATCGGAATTGACCAAGCAAGTTATATCTGTGACCAGACCCAACTTGACTTTCGATGACGTCACATTGGATGTTTATAACTCAAGAATTTACATGGCCGGCAAACACACGTGGGAAGCTATCACATTAGAGTTAAGAGACGATGTGAACAACTCGGTTTCTAAATTGGTCGGCGAGCAGGTGCAGAAACAATTTGATTTCTTTGAACAGGCTTCGGCTGCTTCGGGCATCGACTATAAATTCACTTCTCGAATCGAAATGCTGGATGGTGGCAATGGCGCCACAGCACCAGGCATATTAGAAACTTGGGAACTTTATGGATCTTACGTGCAATCAGTGAACTACAACACTCTAGCTTATGCCACATCTGAGCCTGTAACAATCACATTATCAATCAGATATGACAACGCTGTACAAACTCCACAGGGCACAGGAATTGGCACTCAATTGACCAGGACCATAGGTTCGTTAGCCACAGGCGGCGGTATATAATTCAACATTTCGTTTATAGCAAAACAAGCGCCTTTAACGGCGCTTTTTTTGTGACTATAAATATAGGGTATGCCTAGCATTAATAATTTCTTAAAAGGTTTCAGTGATGGTCTTCCCGGATTAAAGGATTTCCAACACGCCAGCAGGTTGTACGTTGATGACAACTTCAAGTTAGCACCCAAGCAGAAGTTCCTTTTCCATGTGGTGTTCGACATAGACAATGACGTCATCGCAAGAGCATTTTCGTCTGGTGAAAAATTAGAATTAAACATGTTGGTCAAGACATGCCAGCTGCCGAAATACAACATGAATTATGAAGAGAAGCTACAGTACAACAAGAAGACCTTTGTGGCAACTAGGATACAATACCAGCCAATCACTATAGGGTTCCATGATGATCAGGCCGACACCGTGAACGCTTTCTGGAAATCATATTATGAATATAACATAGCGGATTCGGTCACGCTGGGTGGCGCGAATGCCACGATTAAAAATTTTGGCAAGGACACCATGTACGAGTCCGGTGACGCCGTGCCCAGACAGTTCGGAATGGACAATGCAAAATCCAGAAAGAAACCAATGCTGCGCAGCATACAGATATTCGTCCTGCACAAGAAAAAATTCACGGCGTTTCAACTGATCAATCCCGTGATAACTTCATTCAGCCACGACGATCTGGATTACGCAGATGGGGCCGGCGTGCTCAGCAACACCATGCAGGTCATGTACGAGAGCGTGCTGTACAGTGTGGGCAACGTCAGCAAGACAGAGCCGTCGGGATTTGCCACTCTGCATTATGATTTGGAACCATCTCCGCTCAGCGTGCTGGGCAGAGGAAGCAATTCAATATTCGGACCGGGTGGAATCGTGGACAGCGTTGGATCTGTTTTAGAATCCGCTCAAAATGGCAACTACGTGGGCGCTGTTCTTGGAGCCATTAACACCTACACCAGGGCAAAGAAAGTCAAGTCAAAAGATATCAAGGAAGAACTGCAAGGAATAGCGAAGACGGGAGTTCGTGACATCGCAAAAAATTCTGGCACCATCACAAATCCCGTGGGGAGTTTCTCAGTTGGTGGAGCGGCGCTTTTTGTGGCGGCCGGAGTCACCCTGGCCGGAGCCAAAGGCAATGTTGACAACAAAAATAAGACCAGCACCGTGATAAACAATCCCATCATTGACACCAGGAGCTATCTCAGCCCCACGGAATCATTTAATCTTTTAACGAACAATTCTGCTGCCAGGGATCAGGTCGCATCGGCAATTTATTTCAAACTAATAGGATCCAGAAAAGGATTGACGATATCCAGGAGCGACGTGGAGTTCGCGGCATTGTCGGAAGCGAACAAGAACGTCTACAGGAACAGAGCATTGTCCGATGTTACAAAATTAGTCAATGAGGGCTATGTGAAGATCAACAGGACCACCAACGAGGTATCGGTAGTGGCAGAGAAGGCTAGGTTATAATGGCGGAATTTTATTCAAATCTCCCGAGGAAAGAAAAAGATAATCTTGACAAAACCATAGATACATTGATGAACGCAAACTACGCGGAACCCTTTGAGTTCAGTGCCAACGACTATGACGCCACCGTGGGCTTCTTCATCAAGAAAGGCTTTGATCGCAAGCCGGCGGAGGAGACCGCATACATAATACTGCAACAGGCCAAGATAGATTCGGTGCCAGTGATGGAGATATTGGACACCCTGGGCAAGGCGGAGCCAGCGCAACTGAGCGAACTGATCACGATAATACTCAACAGCAATAGATTCAAAACCAGCAGACTGGGCGTCCGCAAAGACAAAGACAGCAAGGATATAATTTCAAGAAATATATTGGCCTAATGAAATTCGCTCATGGAAAATTCTCTATGAAGAATCCCGCCAAATACGTGGGATTGAAATCACCCACCTACAGGAGTGGCTGGGAACATTCATTCATGCGTCTGTGCGACGAGCATCCAAACGTATATCAGTGGGCCAGCGAATCAATAAAGATCCCCTACAGGCATCCTCTCACGGGCAAGTACACGGTGTACGTTCCGGACTTCTTCGTGGTGTATGTTGACAAGGATGGGAGCAAGCATGCTGAGATGATAGAGGTGAAACCCATGAATCAGGCCAGCATGGAGCATGCGGGCAAAAGCCAGGGACGGCAGCGCCAGGTTATCATCAATCAAGCCAAGTGGGGGGCGGCCATGGCCTACGCACGGCAGAATCGCATCACTTTCAGGGTACTGAGCGAGGAACAATTATTCCATCAAGGCAAGCGTAAGTAAATATCAATATGACCCGCAAACTAGAAGACATACTCAATTTACCAAATGTCAAGGAAGCGTTCGCAAAAGTGGATGCCAAAGAGAAAACTCGAGATGACAAAGACAAACCCACCATACCCAAG